ACTGAACTATTATCTAAATATCCCATATGTTATTCCTATTTAAAATAAATATCATTACGTACAAAATTATACCAAAACAAAGTTTCCTTGTTCTCCTAATGTCTGATATATCAACTGATTTGGATTAGCAGTTCTCCATTCTACTACCGGTTTACCATCAATAGTTTGTGTCGAATCAATATTAAAATCTGCGGATGTTAATTTAGATCCATTATACTTTAAATTGTTTATGCCTTGTGGTAAATAATCTTGAACCTGCGCAAAACTACCGGTAAATGCCCATATAAGAACACCATAGCTACCAGTACCATATGAAGAAGATCCATATATCGATCCAGAATACGAAGCAGTATAATCCGTACTAATTTCAGTATATCTGAATTCAGATAACGCCGAATCTAAAATTACAGGTGATACGCCTTCGGATCTCCAATATGGTGTAGACCCGGTTATGTATACTGAACCGCTTAATATAGCATATTCATAACTATAAGTTGTTCCGTTGTATTTTTTAGCTTGCGATGCCGTTAAATATGCTTGCCATTGATCATCATCTTCTGCGGATACGGTTAATATCTTACCAGAAACTGACGCAGAATAATTTAAATAATCTGCAGATGCTGTCGGTGATATGTTTGATAATGTAACATTGTATGTGTTATCAAATTTATTTATAGTCGGTAGTACAGATTTTTTATTACGTTCTAATAAATTTGGTTGTATTAATAAACCGGTGATTGCATTAACACGGGCTGGTAATAATTGTTCTAATTGCCGGAAAAATGATAAATCAAACAGTGTAAATATTTTAATGTATGCATTTATATCATTAGATTCGGCATATTTTTTCCAGTACTGTTGTGCACGTTGAATTAATCTAGGATATTCATCTGATTCAGCATCACCCGGATCTCCGATATACGCATCTAATTCTTCATATCCTAACTGCGAAATGATATCTTCATCAATCATAGTTTGTGGTGAAAAATACACACCTAATTTTGCGCTATCTAATGGTGCTCGATCAAATTGACTGCGTTCTGCTCTAGTTCTAACATCTAGAGTGCCAACTAAATCATTGTCTTCTAAACGTACTTTATTATCATCGTATGTACCTGCACCTAAACTAGGAGAATCAAAATAATATGTTTCTTCTATAGAATCATATGGTGTATTGTTTGTCCATGAAGTAAACGATGATGAAATTGAAGAATATGTAGGCTGTACTCCCGTTAAACTACCGGTTAATGCATGATTAACTTTTTGTGTTAATGGTACTCGATATACTAATTCTGCGTATGCATCTGAATTTCCATTGTATGCTGAAGGAGCTTTTACATGATTATTAAATGCAGAATCGCCAAGTGAACTAGACCATAATCTCAGTTCCTGAACTTGCCCTACTAAACGACTTCCACCGGTTGTTCCTCCGATAATAACACTTCCGGATAAATCAAATGAAGCAGTTGCTGAGGCAGAAACGGCTGCTACAATTTTTCCATATTTAGATCGTTTTGCTACTACTTGTAAATTTGCTCCTGATGTTCGAAGCATTGCGGTTAACCAACCTCCATCAAACATTTCGATATCAGCAGAACTCGTACCGTTAATTTGTATAGTTCCTAATGTTCCGGCAGTATAATCTAATGTTACTGTGTTTGATCCAACTGAAAATAAATTCATAGTACCAGGAATAGTTGGATTCTCAATTACATCGGCTGTACGGAATCTTAGCTCTACAGTATTAATAGACTGTGAATAGTTTGTCGTAACAATACCAGAAGTATTTGCAATTAAATCTAATGCATAATCAAAATTTAATTTTTCGTATATCGGAGTACGATCCAGCCTAGGACCACCATACTCTTTTATAGTTATCAATGATTGCGGAATACCATAACAAGATAATAATGCCTGTACACTTCGTTTAGTACCCTTTGACTTTAATAGTAGCGGTAAATTGTTAACTATGCGTCTCCAAACTGCTGCGGTCATATCTTTACCAGCAACAGAAGGATCTCCAACAGTATTTGACCCGGTTAGCGGCGTACCAGTTTCTGATGTTCCTAATACATACTTCCAAAGTTCTTGAGATTGATGTCCATCTGTTAAATTCCATCCAAATTGTTTTGCTACTGAATACAACAATTCATTAGGCATTCCTAATTTTGGATTTTCTTCACGTTTATGTATTTTGGTCATGTGATTAATATACGTGTAAAGTATATCATAATGATGACCTAACATGTTAACAAATGTTTGTAAATTTACATTGTCAGAATTTAATTTTATAAATTGAGGGACTGCATTAACTAATGCATGATTGTTTAATGTATCATATAAACTAGCAGATGCATATACCGCAGTATACCATGTCTGAAACTGTGAACTAGTAACTGGATATAATGTATATGGCTTTGATGCATTCGATTTAGGTACTGGTGTTATGTAACTTCCTGTAACACTAGGTACCGTTGCATCTTCTAATGGAATATCATACGTTGTTAGTTTAGATGATGATTCATAGTATAAAAACTTTTCAAATGCATCAAAACCGCTAATTAAATTGGTTCGTTGTGTTTCAAAATCTGTGGCATTTGTTGTAGCAACACTTCCAGAAATTAAAGATATAGCAGCACTCTGAGCTGTGTAATATTCTAATAGTTGTAATTTATACTTGAAATTTTCTAAACGTTCGGTAGCTGAACTGTAAAACACAAAGTTATTGAAATCAGAAAAATCAATGTTTAATTTTACGCCGGATAAACTACCGGAAAAATATGCATCTATAATTTGCTGTGATGTTTGTAATGAAGATCCTAATAAATCATTCCATGACAATAAATCTGTTTCAGCCGATATATTATATGAAGCATTTGCATACCAATTCGGATTTGATAATGTATTAAACTGATTAGGTATTACCTCTGGTTGTACAAATACGTTATCAACGTATGCTGGTTTCTCTTCTTCAACAACCCATGCTCTGAAATCTACATCAAATTCATCAGGTAATGGATCCAATAACTTTACATATAAATACTCGCCAATAACTACGCTATTAACAAACAATACACACTGATTTCTGCTAAAATTTAATAAGTATGATTTATACCATCTGGTAGATGTTTGTTTAACAGTTCGTATGTAGTTTGCAATTTGCTGTAAAAATTCCGGATCTGTATCATCAATCGCACGTAGTTTTATTTCCGTACGATCCGGTGAAATTTCATCTATTCTTAAATGTTGACGTTCATAACTACCGATTAAGTTTTTAAAGAAATTGACTGCAACCCGGAAGTTACCAGTTGTTAAATTCAGAGCAGACAATTCACCATATAAATCAATTGCAACCGGTTGTGCAGCAAAATTAATGACTTCATTGGTTAATGAATCGCGATATACCGGTATTTGATTTCTGCTAACTACATGATGATTTCCCGTAATCCAGGTATCATTAGAATACACATGAATTTCAATTTTTTGATTTTCAGTCTGTGTAGTTATTTCAGTATTGAATTGTATTAAATTATTACGATCTCGTGATAAATGTTGTGCACGAATCGATGGAATTCGTTCTGCAGAAACAGATCCGGTAGCTTGAAGTATTTGATCGATATTTTTATACTGCGTCAGCATTACTATTATTCTATTAAACTAATATCATTTCTAGCAGACGATCGTCCACTTTTAAATTCTCGTTCTTCACCGCCAATTGTTAAAAATAAATCTGTTTTTTCACTAACTGCTATAACACCACCTGAGGCGTTTATTAATAAATTTGGATCATTATCAATTAATTCAATATCCCATACAGTAGTATCACTCAGATACCATGACAATTCTAATAATGAACTAACCGTATTATCATTGGATTTTTGTGATACTGCTTCTACCGCAAATTTATCAAAATCAAATAAATCATCAACATTTAAAATATATTGCATTGATAATAATGGATATGGATCAGATCCTCCATTATTATATTCTCCAAATGTTTCGGTATACAATCGTGGCCGTTCAAATTCTCGATACTGTGTAGGATTTGTTCTTACTAATCGTACATTATAACCAACATTATTATTGTTATCCGCACTGACCGGTCTTGTTTGAACTTGTATAGAAAATTTAATAGTTTTGTTTTGTAATCGAAGGAAATTTAATATATCTGGTGTTATAATAAATGTACCCGGTTCTAACTGTGTACCACCAGTAAATGGTAATCTAGCAAATCCGCTGAGCGATTCATTTCCATTAGTAAACCAATCTGTAGATCCCGATGTAGCCATGCGACGCAGTATTTCCGGTACGCCCTCTGGAAATTCCTGATACGGAATTACTAAACGGTTAGTAATAGTATCAGCAGCAACATTCAAATCAGTATCAATTTCTGGTAATTCTGTGATTTCATTAACACTAACCGGAAATGTAAAGTATTGAAATGCGGTGTTCACAACTCGTAGCACGGAACGATTAGAAAATTTTGTAGTAACCGGTTCAATTATTAGCAAAGGATTAGTTTCAGAATTTTCCTGCAATACGATATTACCTGCAGCATCGCGAGGATGTATGTTGGTATTGTTAGATAAGTATGTAAGTCCATTATTAATGTATGGAGCAGCTTGAACCAAAACTCCAGGATCGAATAATTGCATGTTTTGCAAATTGATATCGTCGTTTACCATTATCTAACTACTTTAAAATAAATCTGGTCTGTGATGTACTGTTCTTCAATTCCATTTACTACTTTTAATTCTAAACGATAATAGCGTTCCGGCATAAAACCATTCAGATCCAAGTAAATAAAATTACTAGTAGAATCGCAGCTTACTTTAGTATAAATATCATCATACGGAATTATAGTCTCATCCGTAGCGGCATCTAATACTGTGTAATAAGTAGTCTGTGGCAAGTATTTAACGGTTTGTATAGGAAATAAGTTAGTAGGCGACTTTTGTGGAAATTTGTCTCGGGCATATATTCGAATCTTAGCAATCTCCGTGTCTTTATACGCTGGTTTAA